AATGAAAGAAGAAAAAACAAAGAGAAAAACCTACGCTTTAAATAATGCGTCGAGAACGATTGACAAAGACGGAGAGAAAAATAAAAAATTATTAAAAGAAGAAATGTATTTAAATTTATTATCACTGATGGAGAATAACAAAATCATTCTTTTAGATGATGATGAAGTTAAAGATTCTCTGCGTTCAATTCAGCACGAAGATGAGAAGATTTACGGCTCAAATTCGCACATAGTTGAAGGAATTATAAGAGCGTGCTGGTTGGCGTCAGAAGACAAAAGTTTAAAACCTTTCATTCGTATATTTTAATGTCTTCACGGACGATATAGGCCGCGCGGAGCAATCCTCGGTCTATTTATAATAAAAATGGGTTCAGTAATTTTACAAAAAAGAATAGGAGCAGAAGACATAATAAATGGAGATTATGGAGCATTAGATTCTAATACTGCTGACGCTGCATGGAATAATATAAACGAGGGAAATTTCTCATCAACAGGCCCAATAACAATAAGTATACCTGTTACAACATTAGGCGCAGGTGTAAGTTATGCTGTGGATGAAATAAGATTAAGATTGAAAAAAACAGCAGAACAAACAGGAACAATAACCGTGCAATTAAATAGTATGTATGCAGAAATTGATATAGAAGAATTATCGACGGATTTTGAATGGGTATCAATAAAAAATATAGAAGGGAACAGAATTATTTCTGGAGATGTAACTTTAACAATTCATTCAGCAACAGGTGGGATTTTTTGGGTAGATTATATTGCAAACGCATTAGGTAGTGCTACAACATACTGGGACACTATTGGATATGCACTTCAAGACACATCAAGCGGAGAATATTTTACCAACGCATCAGCTTTACAATTTGAAATCTTAGGGGGAACTTGGGATATAAGTTTATGTACTTATAATGAATATTTAAGAAAAGTTGGAGTAAACGCAAGCGATACATCAAAAACAGTGGAGTTCGCTAGAGATGTTTGCAAACAAGCAGAATGTACATTAAACGCAAGAACTAAAAAAAATTGGAGCACAATTTATGATAGTTTATCAGATGATTTAAAAGAAATTTTAAACCGTATTGTTTCAAATCTCGCAGCAATGGAAGGAATAAACGCAGATATGTCAGGATTCTCATCGAGATTGGAAGCAACATCAATGATAGACTATTTAAGATGGGGAACTGAAAAATTAACTAATGAGTTAAAGAAAGAAGATTTGAAGAATTTTATAACTAATCCTGATTAAAAACATTTAAATACATAATTCTACATTAATTTACATGGCTACAGACAGAACAGGAAATTTAACAGATTACGGAAGTCAGACATTATTAAAGCCATCAGAGATGAACGATTTCTTTACTTACACTTCTAAAAACACTGACGGCTCAATAGGGCACGAATATCGTTACACTCCAAATTGGACGAAATGGCACGGAATTTATAGAGTACTACCAGAATATAAAGCAATGATTAATAAATTCGCATCGTGGACTTTTGGAAGAGGAATAAAAGCAGACAAGAAAAATAAAGAAAAGTTAGATAAAATAAAAGGAGCAGGAAAAGATTCGCCGAGATTAGTTTTAAAAAATCTTTGGAGAACTGCGATGATTTGCGGAGATTCTTTTGCGGAAGAAGTTAAAGACAAGCAGGGAAGATTGACAAATTTAAAGCCGTTAAATTCAGGAGCAATGACAATAGTTACTGACGAATACGGAATTATAAGTCATTATGAATATGGAGATGATAATAAAAGATTTGAAGTAGATGAGATTTTTCATTTATCTTACGAAAGAATAGCAAACGAAACTCACGGTATTCCTTTCGGCGAAGCATTAGAAAATTTAATTTACGCGAGAAATGAAGGGCTGGAAGATTTAAGAGTTCTTTATCACAGAAATATTAAGCCGATTCATTGGATTGAAGTAGAAACAGACGACCAAACAAAACTAAGCGCAATGGAAGCGAAAGTAAATGAAGCTTACAAAAAAACAGAAAATATTTTAATTCCAACAGGAGTGGTAAAAGAAATAAAAACACAAAGCACATCTTTCCAAAATTTAGATTCTTTAAATTATATTAAATTTTTAGTTAGACAATTTGTAACTGCTTGCGGAATGCCAGAGATAATAATGGGCTGGGGAGAAGGGGTGACAGAAGCATCAGCAAAAATAATTTATTTAGCGTTCCAGCAGGAAATAGAAGATATGCAAATGTATAACGAAGAAATGATTTTACTTCAATTAAATATTAAAATAGAGTTAGAGTTCCCAGTAGATTTAAGTACAATGGGAAACGAAGGACAAGGAGCAACAAATCCAAACTCATTTAAAAAAGACGGAAATAAATTTTAATGGCAAATCAATACACAAAAGCAAAATTAATTTCGCAGAAGAATAGAAAAGAAATATTTTGGAATTTAGTAAACGCAGGATTGGCAGGCGGATTAATTTTATTAGGAAGTTTATCGTCGGGAAATTTTACATCGCAGGGAATTATTTTGTCAATTATAGCTTCTTTGACAGTAGTGTTAGCAAAGTTTCAAAGTTATTGGAAAAAAGAAGAAAGAGAATATTGTAAATTTTTATTTAATTTTGTAGGATAAAGTTTTTCTCTCTCCGTCGTTCCTTAGGGTTCAAAAAACTTTTAGGGAAAAATTATTATCAATGTATTAAATCTTAAAGCTACGAAAGATATTTAAATGATAGCATTGTAAATAGTTAATGGCTGGAGAAGAAGATAATGAAAGTGCTGAGGTTGAGCAAAATAATGCTGAAAATAGCAATGAAGAAAGTCAAATAGAGCAGGCAAATAAAGCGGCTGAGAGGTTGGAGAAAGCAAACGAAGAAATGAAAAAGTTAGTGGAAAAAAATGAGAGAATTTTAATTGATGCAAAATTGCAGGGAAGAAGTCTTGTAGGACAAAAACAAAAAACAGAAGAAGAAGTATTTAATGAAAAAGTGAAAAAAGAAGCAGACGAAATAGTAAAAGCATTTAATTAAAAAAATGAAAAAACTAAATATGAAAGAAAAAAAAGAGATAGTAGATGAAAGAGCCGCTTTAATAGAAATGTATAAAGCGGGATTTCTCGACGGATACAGAGTTAACGCTCAATTAAAAAATGCTAAAGACTGGGATTTTATGAATAAAAAATACAAATTAGCTTTTTTTAAAAGATTTGGAAAAAAAATAATTAAAGAATTAAAAAAGAAAAAATAAAATGCACTTATATTTATTCGTTAGAGGTAAATTTACACAAGTAGAAGAATGGAAAGCACACGCTCAAACTGCTTACTGGAAATGGAGAAGAATAAACAACAAGACAGGAAAAGAAGAAATGATGTTAGTTCAGGGAGCACTGCGTCCGTCGGTGTTAGGAGCTTATGAGTATGTTTTTCCTAAAGAAGCTTTGGCTGAAGTTTGTAGCTTTTTTGGTATTCGCTCAAATGAATCGTATGGATTTGGAAAGATTGGGCTGGAGACAAGACACTTATTTTTAAGAAAAATATTTGGAGCTAAGAAAATTCCAAAAGAAATTTTAAAAGAAGCTGAAAAAATCCCACCAACATTTACTACTGAAGAATTTGAGAGAGGATGTTCTAATTGTATTATTCCCGGTGTTGCTCTTCACGTAATAGGAATTAAAGACGATGATTATAGATATTTCGAAGAGAGTGATTATACTCACGAGGCTTTATGATAAGATTATTAATTGATTTAGACGCTGACTTCATGCTTTTTTATTTATGTGCACTCGCAACAATAGGAGTTATTATTAAATTTTATCAAGTCTTTCTTAAAGAAAGAAAAAGTTAATCGGTATACCGAAAAACAAAAAGTATTTAAATAACCTTTTTCTAAATAAGGCATGGCAAGAGAAGCAATATTAAGAGACACTAAACCTTTAGTGAGCAGACGATATACTTGTGCTACTTCTACTGGAATCGCTAAGGGAACATTTTTGAAAAATGCTGACCCTTTCACAGCATCGGCTTCAACAGGAACAGGAGACCCATTTTGTGGATTTGCTCACGCTGATGTAAACAAATCAACTGATACTTCTTTTAATACTGAAACTTCTATAACTGCTGATAAAGGCGGAATGTATGAATTAACAGCGAGCGGAGCTATCACCGTGAACGCCTATGTTAAAACTGCGGCACCAGGAAATTATGTAATGCAATGTACAGACGCAGATATGACTTCAAGCTTGGCTATTGTTGTTGGAATCGCAAGAGAAGCAGCAAGCGATGGCGAACAAATAAACGTGGAGGTTTTGGCTTAAATGACGTTCTACGAACCCGGAGAAGATACGGTAAGAGCAACATCTTACGATTTAGCGATTAAGCAATTAGCTAATTATTCCTACAAAATGAAACAGTTATGTTCGGTGACTACTGCAAGTTCTTTTAAAAATTATTTCTTTAGAGAACAAACAAGTGTTCCAGAGGGACAAAGCGGAAACGCAATTAAAGGTATTCCACGAGGAGCAGACTTTCCTAATGCTGTTTTATCTTGGGAACAAGTAAGCTCAAGAATTGAGAAATACGGACTTTCTGCAATGATTGACCACGAAGATTTAATTATGAATAATATTGATATGAGAAATAGAACTATTTTAAGAATTGCGGAAGGAGTAGCAAAGGCCGTAGATTCAGAAATTTATGCGGTGGTAATCGCTGACAGTGGAATTCAAACAGGAACTCTTCGAGGTGGATACTGGGACGAAACAAGCGCAGCTATAATCAAAGACTTGGCCTTTATGAAAGCACAAGTTCAGGCTTATTACGATAACGCAAAAGATTTTACGATGGTGATTAATCCGAATGTTGCCCCATACATCTTACATTACATTTATGAAAAGGGAGCTCAGGCTACAAGTGCAGGACAATCAGCATTTAACGGTCAGATAGGTAATCCCGCAGGAGTTAATATTATTACTTCGTCTGTGGTAGACACGAGTTACGCTCTATTTGTTGTTCCAAAAACTTTTGCTACTTGGAAGGAAGTAATGCCCTTAAAAACTGAAACAAAAACAGATGCATTTAAGGGTGAGACTATCACTGCTTGCGAATACGGAGTTACAGAAGTTCACGAGCCTAAACAAGTTGTTCTATTACAAGTTTTAGAATAGAAACATTTAATTATTTACTTTTTATAAATTATTTATGGTAGGCAGAGCTGACGGACTTAATGACATCTTCGACGAGAATGTCACCGTTAAAAAAAATCTAAGAACTAAGACAGGAGATATAGAAACTACTCCGACGGAAAATTCGAACATAGTAAATAAATTATACGTGGACTCTCAGATTTCAGGAGAGAACCACTGGGATATGGACGGGACAGCGTCTTACATCTATCCCTATGTTGCAGGAATAAACATCGCGCTTAATGGTGGTTGGTTGTCGGGAGATGGGGGCGATGAAGGTGTTTTTGTTGCTTCTTCTGGAAATGTAGGAATTGGAACAACAA